CGCGACCGAAAGCCTCAATTTCCCAAGGTTGGTCAAAATAGGCTACGCGGTTAAGATTATACTTCTTATTCTTAAATACAGATACATTGAAGTCTGTTGACGGAAGGTCAATTAGTTCATTCTTAACGAACTGTTTAACATGAACCATTTCGTGGGCAAGGGTACTAATAATATACTTTAGTGATACCCTAGGTGGTGTATTGATACAGATGGTGAACCGTCTTGGTTGTCTGTTGTTATCCATCCATTCAACATGGCCGCACTCATCGCCATATTTAATTTCTGGCTTTCTAACAATCTTCAGTCTAACGGTAATTTGTTTGTTGAGTGCTTTAGAAAAGAATCTATTAGAGAAGAATCTAGCAAATTGTCTACAATGCCTCTGGTGTATTTCTGTTCCACCTTCGATTTGTAGCCTCATTTGATAACTCCTATGAAATCAGTATTAGTTCTGCTTTGCCAACTAGATTCAACTCATAAGGTCTTCTGTTTATCAAATTAAACATGCTTGCCTGCTTCTGCTTACCGTTTTCCTCAAATATAACACCACCACTTATTACTAATGCCTTGGTGTTTGGTTGAAGAACATGGTCAGTTACATTCATATAGTGCCATTGAGTATCGATTGCTTTAGTTGCAAAGCATAATGAGAATCCGGATTCATGTACAAGAATTCTTCTACGATGTAAATGCACTACACCTCTAAGATCTAGAAAAGTTCCTGGACCGTAAATCTTACCATCATGTTTGCCAGCGTTTTCCCACATTTCTAAAGTTGGCCCAACAACTAATGGAAAACATGTGTAGAAAACATCATCATCAAACTCAACACAAGTATTTTTAAAATGATGTTGTTGTAATATACGAAGTCCATTAAAAGTAATTATATGGCTTGTAAGCATTAGACAACTTTACCAAAAGGAATAATTATTGTTTCAATATCAACCAATTTTTGTTCCCCTACAAACAAGCCCATCATTATTTTCCTAACAGCTTTTTCTGTCTTATGCCCATTAGGAAAAACAATCTGCACTTTGCCAATATTAGTTAGTTGGCCTGTCGCTTTAAGAGTTGCAAGAGGGAATCCTTCGGGCAAATCTCTCATTATGCTTGTACGATGGTGAATGTTGCAAGCTTACCAGAACCAGCTACAACTGAACCTGGTTGAACAATGTGTATGGCTGTTTCAGCATCTAATACAGCACCGTCGACTGCAACAGATCCCTCAAGAACAATACCATAGGCATCAGAGGCAAGTGTTACAGAATCAGTAACATCAACTAGTACCAAATTAGTAATTACTGGAGGTACATCCTTCTTTGTGCCCATTAGAATTACCGACACAACCTCGTTGGCGCCTGCCTGAATAATCCCAACACCACTTTCGTGAAGGGTAACTGGCACTTGTTCACCAGTGACGCTGTAGGCGATATGGGCCTGGGCTCCGCCAAAGCGGTGGGTTTCGTTGGCAGCTATTTTTGTCTTATGGACGAAAAATACATTTTCGAGTGTTGCTTTACCGTAGAAGCTCATAGGTTGTACTCCTAATTCTTGACTGTTTTAAGATATGATAAATGTGTCTACTGCAGGTTTACCATATTAAAAGCCATAATGCTTATAGAAAGCTTCTCTAGCCTGCTTAAATAATGTTAGATACTGATATGTAGTCTTTCTAAATATTTGAGGTTTATTATCCTCATCATTTGCTATCATAACTACTAGACTATTTATGGGCTCATTTGTAAGCTCATACCAAGAACAGGCATAGGCAGCTGTTTGCATAAAATAGTGCTGGATCCAGTCTTCATTCTTGGATTTGCTAGACGTCTTAAAGTCAATAACACTAAGTTCACCATCATACATACCAATACAGTCTACTGTACCAGCTACCTTTAGATACGGTGACCATAGCTGGGTTTCAAGCGCTCGGATTTCAGTTACATTTTCGTTTAGGGAATCGCGCAATTTGTGGAATAGAATTTTAGCATCTGGCATTGCCTTTTGATAAAGGGCGCCAAACTTATCATCATTCAGAATATACTTTTCCGCTAGGTTGTGAACTACAGTCCCTCTACCAGAGGCCTTTCTAGATATCTTATTTGCTTCTTGTTCGCCAACTCGGGACCGCCATTTCTGGATACTGTCTTTTGTAGTCAGGCCTGTAACAGAAGTAACGGATGGAACTTTTGCCCCATCTGGTAACTCATACTGTCTTGGCTCACCATCAATTCTTTCAAGTTTGTCAAATTTGTAATTATCTATTTTTACATCAAAGTTTATTCTGTTCATTAATAATACCAATCTAAATTTGTATTTGCACTGTAAATTTCGTATTCATTGTTTTGGCTGTTGTTAAGTTTGTCGTAAACAATCTTAGCTATCTGAGCATGCTCTTCTTTGGTCCAGTACCGCATCATCTCATCCTTCTCTCTTTGTACTACGTTATCATACATCGTTGAGTTTGGAAAAATATAATTTGGTATGTCAATTCTTGGATTCATGTTCCATGCATCAAACATTAACCACTTGCAACCTATTGTTTGCAACCTATGAGTAATAGCTAAGCACATGACTATATGCATTTGGTTAAACCACATTTTATTGAAGAATGGGCCAAATGTTAAATCTGTTAGAGCCTTTGCTTTTTCATCTACTGTTCTTTCAGACAAAGCGCTAAAGAATCTCTTGGTTACAAGATTACCATCCACTTCATTAATGTCACCTGGCAACTTTGGTGCTGGGGGTTTGTGATTTAGGTTGACACCAAACTCAAACCTCTGGTTATCAGATAGAGCTATGATGACAATATCATCTTGCGTTAGGGGCAGCGTCGCTACTAACCTAGCCATCCTCCAATTGCTGCCACCAGGAACAGATAGGTTCTTATATGGCAAAGAGAGGAGGTCAGCTAGCTGTCTAGGCCAAACTGACTCAATCCTTTCTTGTTCTACTTTGAAATTGAACCCGTAGGTAAAGCTGTCACCGATAGCATACAACATTGCCATAATATATTTTGGTTCTTATACAACCTTAAATGTAATCAACTTACCGTTACCTTCAACTGTTCTCTCTTCCTCTCTTATACCAAGAATGTAGAGATCTGCATTAGAGTCAACCGTGGTGTTGGATACAGTTATTGTTCCTTCTACCACTACAGCATAGGTATTAGGGGGAATAGCATATGGTCCATTAACCGTAATAGTTGTAACGTCAGTTGCATAACTGTTGGATTGTCCGCGAAATGTAACCATTGTTAATACTGGGACAGCATTACCACTCTCTAGCTTAACAATGTTATTACCAAATACATTTTCTGGCACATATGCTGTGCCAGGCTGATATGTAAAACCTACTAAGTCACTATTTGTTTGGCACTCTGTTACAGTTATGGGCCCAGAACCTTCACAAATGTACAAAATATCTGATCTTGCTTTATAGACGCTGTTCGAGTATGACATTGGAAGTGAGGTTATATATTGATTTGCAACCCCCTCATATCTCATAAGGTTTATGCCATCAACTTGTTTTAGACCATAATATCTCATAGGAAGTTACCTTTCTTAACTTCCATTTCGTGGGAATGGATATATGTGTTAGTCGTTGGATCAACATAACCATATACCCATGTTTGTACACCAGGTAATTTGGACTGAATGTCAACACGCTCAACCAAATCAGGATTACCACAAACTTTGTAATCCGTGGTGTTGCTGTTAACAACAGTTACGTCTGGAAATATAATGGACTGTTCTGGGTCTGACATATTAGAATCCGTGATAGTTATAGTGCTAGTAAAGGATATTTATGCTATGCACATTTTAGCTTCAGAAGCTTACCTATCCAAATCCCAATTCAGTCTTGGCAATGATATACTTCTTAACAAATCCTGATCTCACTATATCATCCACCAAAAACTCAATATAGTCAACATCTGCGACAGTATTTAAGATCTTCATAAAGTCCTTTAGGCCAGACTTATCCTTTGTTGACTGGAGATCTGTCTGTCTATAGTCACCACAGAAGATGATCTTGGAATAGTCACCCACTCTTGTAATGACCGAATCAAGTTCACCAAATGTCATGTTCTGGATTTCGTCTACAAGGATGATTGTGTTATCTAATGTAAGACCTCTTATAAACGATGTTGACATAAACTCAATTACGCCAGCCTCTTTAAGTAGGTCGTACCCATCAACTCTTTGGGTTAGACAATTAATGATTTCTCTATATGGTTGCTCGTATACGCTTAATTTTTCTTCTAGTGTTCCTGGCATGAAGCCCACATCTCTTGTTGGAACACAACTGCGGACTATTGCAATGCGTTTGAACGCTTTATGCTCTATAACTTCTTTTAGAGCGAGGTAGAGGCTGACGAACGTCTTTCCAGTGCCTGCGATACCGTGTAGTAGTAAATGAGATTTGTAGAATGATTCAAATACTTTCTGTTGCGCTTTTGTTATTGGATATATCTGATGTAGCTTGACTCCTTGCTGATGTTGGTTACCGTTAACTGCTAGTCGAAGTTTCTTCTTAGCTTTGTTTGGCATTGAGTACTACCCTTTGTTACCATGTGTTGACGTTGGACCTCTTATGATGGGATTTTATATTTTTAAGGACGTCACGGAACCCAGCATCTGGCTTTTTAAGGCCGAGGCGTATTGGATCTCCGATGGGCGGAGCCTGTGTGATAATGGTCTTCAAATGAGGATTGGCAACGAGGTACTCTTCTCGTGCGGAGATTGACATGAACTCCTCATGGACCTCACCCGTAAGGGTGTTTTCAAATGTGTATGTAGGCATATGTTTATTTATCTATCTTGAAATCTTTGCCTGTAAGATTATTGACAAATTCAATAAATTTTTCTGCTTCCTTTTTTTTACCATTCACTGTCATAAAAATTACGGCTGCACTGACCCCGGCGAGTGTGCCCTTGGTTGCACCTTGGAAATACATCCAGGTACCAAATACACAACTCATAAAAAACCAGAGAATGTGGATTGCATATTGTTCTATCATTATTAGCGCCTATAGTCTAAGTCGTAATCATCAAACAAGTCTTCTTCCATGTCTTCACTTGAAAGTCTCTTTAGCGTGTCAAGATCGTGGCCTCTTAAAGCATTACGAATATGCTTCTCACTACGGTCCTTCTGCTTTGGTTTAGATGGGCGGTCCTCATAATCCTCAAAGCGCTGGTTACGAGAATACTTCTTGATCGTCATGGAACTATAAACCTCTTACTTAACATCATCCGGTAGGATATCAGGGAATGCTAACTTAGCAACATCAGCTGTGATTCCCTTATACAGCTTATGTAGTTTCTTGTCCTTGGCAGCAATCAACATCAATGCTTCAGGACCAGGAAGGGATTCTAGAATAGTAATGAATATATTCTCACGCTTAATCTTGTTGAGGTTCTGACCTGGCTGGTCAACTAGGTAACCCATCTTACGTGATTCAGCATGGAGGTAACCACGATGGTAATCGTACTGGTTCTCAGGCACTGGCTTATAAGGAGGTGCTCCTTCTGGCAAAGCTGCTGCTACATTAGGATGAAAGGCTAGCTGAAGAACACTCTTCATAGCAAACGAATCATTTGCCTTTAGGACATCAGCTCTTTCCTGCTTTGTCTTATAGCGGCAAGCAACTTCAAACACATCACATACGTTACTGTTCATTAGAATTCTCCAATATGTTCCATTAAGTTTTTTAACTTGAATTTGATAAAGTAATTAAGTAGGTCTGC